GCGAACAGTTCTTGTTCGTTCACGAAGAGGCGTCGTACGAGGAAAAGACCAATCTCGCGGAGCACGAAGGCATTGCAGCCGACATGCGCGCGACTCTGGACCCTACCGGGTACTCCGCGGACTTCCCGTGGACAGGATTCGTCCATTCAGCAGCGCTGAATGAGTGGATCTACCGCGGGCAGTTCAACAACGCTCAGGTCGCCAACTTGGTGGATTTCACCGTTGGCCTGATCTGATTCCTAGAAAGGGCTACCGTCCCTCAGCTTGATACGGACGGCTGAGGGGCGTCCAGCACGACATAGGTGCTTCTCGTCGCGGGTAGCTATCCGCACGACATCTTCACTCTCGGTAAACGAGGGGAGAGGATTAGAGAACACCTTCATTAGGGCTCCGGAACCATCCAATGGGGAAGGAGGATAGTCAGAGCGCTCCACATAACCCCTGACAAGGGGGCTCTGCAGATCTCGGTGGGTCCGTTCGGTGTCATAACCGAGAAAACACCACCTACCTAATACGGGAGAGGACGGCATAACTACAGGTAGCGGGATTACCGCCATCAAGTAGTCGTCCATCCAGGCAACAGCGTCGCTCCAGCCACGCTCATAGAGCTGGTTCCGGAGCGATACAGCGCTAATGACGCGCTCGGCTGCCTCGCCTGTTATCTCCTTGCCGTACCTCCGTTGCTTTGGAAGCTTCTTCCTAAACCGGACTATTGATACGTCCTGGCCGTCGAAGAACTCCGCACCGCAAGACTCACGGAACTTTCCAGTCCAGAAAGACTTGCGCCGGTTGACCTTTAGCCCGAAGGCTTCCAGCCAATCAGCAACGGAACGCGCGTAGTCCACGGGGACTATGATATCATCCCCGTAAACGCGCACCTGGCCCCTATACGACAGAACGTCGTTTCGGGTCAGGGGTCGATTAAGCTCTTCCTCGATCGCGACAAAGACAACGGTAAGGAAAACCATCGCCTCGATCGGAAAAGTAAGAGCTGAACCCATAGACGCAAACTTGGCCAAACGGTAAATCCCGTGACCAGGTACGTCAGCTGAACGAGACCGACACGCATCGACAGACCCTGCAATTCGGGGCTGCCAAGCGAACATCGC